CATGTTTTCTAAATAAATTAACTATATCTTTCTTTGAATGTGTTTTATCGATAATCATTTTTTTATAATATATCTTTTATTTTTATTTTGTATTATATACTTAAAAGCGATGCCTTACAAAACTGGTAAAATGAAAGGTGAATTGACAACACCCGAAATTAGAAAGCTCATAAGAGCCCATAATGTATTAGTATCTATTAAGATACCGAAGGGATCTAAAAGAGAAGATATTATTGCACTTGTTAAAAAAAATGGATATGAAGTAAACCATGAAAAACAAGCACTTGTACCAAAAGTAGAAATGAAAAGAAAACCAAAAGTTGATATGAAGAGTGCTGATAAAGTTTTACCTAAACCTAAAACTAAAGAAGAGAAAGCAGCAGCAAAGAAATCGAGAGATATGAAGAAGAAAGAGAAAGATGATAAAATAAAAGCAGAAGGTGTTAAACAAGGAGCAGCACTTCAAAGGGTTATATCTAAAAGAAAGGTTAAGAAGGTTGAACCAAAAAAAGAAGAACCAAAGAAAGAAACGAAAGCAGACGATAAAGTATCTCCAAATGTAAAAGAAGGAGTACCAAATGTAAAAGATCTTAAAAATGTTATAAAAGATAGGAGTACTATTAAAAAAGGAGATATAATTAGAGGATTTGGAGCTGATAGTAGAGACAGCGAATATTTTGATAAAAGAGTAACGGGTATGGTACAGACAATCTATAAAAAAACTATTAAAATAAGATTTGAAGGGGGAGTAACATTAATAGACGCTCCATTTGAACTAATCAAAAAGAAGGCGAATAATTAATAATTAAAAAGGAGGACTTCATAATAATAATAATATTTTTTATTCATCTTTAGCTTTCTTTACATAAGTATCTAATGCAACTTGCTTACTATGCCCCATCACTAGATTGTCCTTCTCCAACTCCTCCTTCATATTACCATACTTACTCGATAAATATATTTTTCTTAAAAGGGTTGAACTTATAGATTTACCCATATATTTTTTTGAATATTTAAGTAATACCTTACTTAATTCTATTCTTGTTAATGGTTTACCAGTTGATGTCTTAAACAATACACCCATACCATTCATCTTCAAGTAATACCTTAATATCTTTCTTAAATCTTTATCTTCAATTGGTAAATCTAACTCTTCATACTTTTTTGCTGTTTTATATTTATTCAATACAAAATATAAATTACCCTTCGATGGTACAACTAAATAATTATCTTCTTTCTTTTCTTGATCACTCAATTTACGATAGAATGCTTGATTAATAGCCATCATACCGGCTGTATCATTGCGAAACGGCATTCTTGCATAGATATTAAATAATACATAAGCTTGAAGCAATTGCATTTCTTTTTTAGTAATATCATCTTTTGATTTCTTTTTTAAAGGTTTTAATTCGTCCGCCATCTTATTTATCATGTCATAAACTTCTTCTATTGTTGCGAAGTTTTTAGATTGCTTTTCACTTATAACTCCACTCTTTTGTTCATCACTATATTTATCATTTAATTCATCTCTTAATTTACTATATTCTTCGAGTAATTTATCATATTCTTCTTTATGATTAAGAGCCATCAATAGTACAACAACAGCATTTAATATATTGCGTTGACTTAAATAATGTAGATCACTTATTTTATCCATGACATCTTCGGGCTTCTTTAAGAAATCATAATCTTTTGTATCATATATTTTTTGTAGTTTCTTGAGATTAACTACATATTGTTTTACTGTATTCTCTTTTAAAGTTGGTCTTGCTTTAGAAATATCTTCAGTTGGATTTTTACTATCAATTGACATATTTATAATATAATAATAGATTATTTTTATATCATAAAAAACGAAAAAAAAGGTTATGAAAAAGTGTCTGGGGTAAATGTTGAAAATAATTCATGTTGGGAGGAGTTGCTGACATCTTTTTTTTTGACATTCTACCCCAGACACTTTTTATTTATTCACTTTTATCGATATATTTTAATAATTCATTTTGAGTTCTAATTAAATCTTGTACTAAAAATACAAGTTCTTGTTCTCTCCTTTTATATTTATCACATTCTTTACATTTAAAATAATCCCAAATAAAACTTATAATCCAATCCATTTATAGTAAATATATATTTTAATTATTTATGCAAAATAACAATTAAAGCGTCCATCTTCAATAGTAGCAACCTTAAGCAATTCAGTATAAACACGGAGCGTATAAGTATCATCAGCTAAACCAGTAGGGATTTTGTAGGTGAGATCCATACCCTTATTATTAATACGCTCACCCTTATTAGGACGAATTGCATTCCATCGAAATAAGGTTTCTAAACCTTCAGCTTTAGAAGCTTGTACATGTCCTTCTAAAGTTTCAGCAGTAATACTACTTGTGCCCGACCTCTTCACAATCTCATCATGAGTAAGCATAGGGACTTGACCCTCGGCTGCTTGAGTAGTAGCAAACTGAAGAGCAGAGTTTTTACGATCTACAGTAAACTCAAATCTATCATTATATAGCAAATTATATTCTAATCCATTATCACCGATGGCGGTTGTACCATTAAGGAGTGATTTTGCTACAAAATTGTTATCAGCTTGAAGACCAAAAAAGACCTTCGAACAAAGACGACCATTACCGCCAATAGGTAATGTTAAATTAGCAAAGTCATCTACAGCAGTACCAGCATCTTTCTTACCAGTCCTTTTAGTGAGGCGATAGTCAGCATACTGAAAAGTTAATTTGGGGTTTTGCTGGGCGTATTTCTCCATGATATCACCATCATAAGTAATACTATCATAAATCAATTTACATTCACTTTCATTTACATCAAATGCTAATGCATCACCATCGCCATCATTAACACAAATACGCTGTGATTTAACAGCACCCGAGAGAGAAGATGTTGGATCTACAAAAGTTAGATCTATATGGACTTCTTCATCTAACATAAACATAGGCAACTGATTAAACTTAAGGAACGGGAAAAGATCACTTAAATAAACTGAATAAACCGGTGCTTCACTAATGGTCTGTGCTGATGTACCATCTTGCTCCATAAATGGTAGTAATTCGAAAGCACCAGCACCACCAGCAGCGGGAACAACCGGATAGCGTCCAACATCAATACCAATAGTTTTAGCAGAGTTAGGGGGTTTATCAGTTACATTCGCCGTGCGGTCATCATATACGGGCATGTGAGCTATGCATCTTTGAGATAAATACTGCTCTCTTTCTTTATTATCTTCATTCGAAATAAACATAGATTGATAGGCGTGAAACTGGTTGTAGTCATCAATCGAGCAAACAGTATTATTACCGATAGTAAGCTGGGCGTTTTTGATCAACTGCGACACACCAACATTCAAGGGGTAGAAACCTTGGGCGACACCAGCTTGTGGAGTTACAGCAAGAGTAATCTTTGAATTAGAATGTAGAAATCCAGCAACACGGGATAGAGTAAATCTAACTCGTCTTTGTGAGAAGGTTACGGGGTCAATTACATCAGTATGTAATTTTTGTCCATATTCACTTTGAATAGCACCAATTTTAATAAGGTCGGGGATACGCCCTTGCTCTTCGGCCATCTTTTCTTTTGATTTACTTTCTTTTGGTTCGCTTTGTTTTGATCGTGGATCATCGGCAATAGCTTTTTTTAAATCTCTAATACCTAAACCACCAGCATTTACAGAATAGTAATCTTCATCACTCATTTTATATAATTATAAATATATAAAAAACAAAAAAAATAAAACATTAAAAAATAATTACATAGAGAATATTTACATTACAACTTGTACGCCCTTATCACTCGACCAAGCAACAACAACCTTGGACTTGATAAATAGATATGCGGAGATAGGGTTGCCGTCAGTAAGTCCATTCTTCATTTGAATAGAAAACTGGGAATTAGAGAAATCAACACCTTCACTATCTAACATATCATAGAGAACACCAACACCATAAACAGCACCAGTATCGGGCATGTGGCGGTATCCAGTAGTAGCGTTTTGATTACCGGTGAAATTGCGGTTGGTAGTAAGAGGAGATGCGGAGGTTCTTGTGTGGTGCTTCTCGGGTATGATAGAATTAAGGAAACCTTTAATCACTTGAGGATCAACAACCGTAGTTGCGTTAGTTGTCGTATCATAAACACTTGAAACTTCGAATGCTGATGGGAAGCGTTCACCATTACGGAGGAAAGAAATGGTTTCAAGGTTAGCAACTCCACCATCACCAGTACCAGCAGCATTAGGTTTTATAGTAGGCATGTAAGTGAGGAAGCCGTCTTGTGCAAGATTGTTAATAAAATTAGATGGAACAAAATTGACAAAAGACGCAAGAACCTTTGATAATCCAAGATTGAAATTAATAATTGAATTAGTGCTTTCAAGAGTTGAGAAATATGAAGTAATCGAATTAAACTCTAATACACCAGTATCGGGAGAAGCTACGCCCGTTTCAACTTCACATGTTACCTCAACATCACTCAATTCATAAAAAGCATTACTGATATTGGCGGTGGTAGCATCACTAGAATAGAAAAACTGACTATCGGGGGCAAGGTGGATTTCAATTTCAAGGGGGACTTTATCTAATGGTAGTTTAGAAACTCCAAGGGTTAAACCCGAGGGGAGAGGAATACAAAAAACCGAGTTGGTTGTATTACGGATTACATTATCACGATATGCTTGGTAATTAGGCATAATTAAAGCGGTCTTCGAAAGATGACCAGCAGTATCTTGAGTACCAGCCATGGCGGGCAAATATGAACTCATAAAACGACCATAATGTCTAATATGTTCAATAACTTGTTTAGTTTCAGCATGACGGAAAACTAACTGATCAATAGCAGCATAAATACCGAGTTTATGTGAACCACGAAGTTCGGGGGCATTAGCAGCCGCACCAGCTTCGGGGTGCTCGTCTCCAGCAGCATTTCTCCATATATTAAGATCACCGGACAGACGAAGAGAACCAAGATCTAACATAGCATCTTGACGACCAAGCGTTACAGTAAGGATTGGATTACCACGGGCAAATGAAACTTTACCAGAGGCGGGAACATTATTGGGTTGAATATTCAAGTACTTGCGGGACATTTTATATATATATAAATATATTAAAAATATGAAATAAAAAAATAAAAAAGATACATAGAAAATATTGATTATTTATTTATAGAGTAACCGTTACACTATCACCCTTAATAGATATACGGCGAATGTGGAAGAGATAACAGAATAACAGCTTATCATGTGCCGGTGGTTTGTCTACACCAGCCGCATCAGTTTCACCATAGAATAGCTGGAGCTGATTAGATTTGTTATTGAGGTTTGCAACTCCATCATTAAGAGCGTACGCCCGTCCAATTAAGAAATTGCGGTTGTAATCAACAAAAGAACGAGGAGTGATAGAAGCGGCATTTAAACTTTTTTCTAACTCCACGAGCGGTTGAGCTGCTATAGATTTACCCTTATTAATTTTAGACACTACAATAGGACGAGATGGAACAAGTTTATCGTCTACAACCATTTGGTAAGATGTAAGACGATCTATAATGCCGACTTGACCACTTCTAATACTATGAAGGCGACCGTCCATAGAACCAGTTTCTTCTTCATAAGCATTTTTAGCACCACCCATAGTATCAGCAACAGTTAAAGTGTTTGCATCAGTAGGCATGATAATCATAGATTTAGCACGAGTATTAGATACTTGAAGATTAATAGTAGCATTACGATTTGTCTTAAGTAATGAATGTTTGTAATTAGTAACACTTGGAATATCAATCTCGATTGAACCTCCATCTCTCATTCTCTTCATCATACCCGCTTCATACTGCGGGTCTAGTCCAACTTGCTGACATACAATTTGAGCATTAGAAATTACTGTAGTTGCTGGATAAGAAGTAGTAGCAGCAACAAGTACATTGGCCTCATCAGCAACTTGTCGCCTATCAGTATCAATAGCAGCACTAAATAGAATAAAGTTATTAGAGGTTGCTTCAACACCCGTGCCCGTATCACTATTTTGGAATTGTTCGCATGTAATTTTTACTTTACCACTCTCTACTTCAATATCAGTAATTTTTGGATATCCTTGGCCACCAATAGATGTAACCGTCAAAGCACATTCAGTTCTCGGGTTATCATTCTTACAAATACCAATTCTCTCACCTTTTACAAAAGGGCAATTTTCAACACCTTTCATATTGTTTTGAAGTCCTAAAAATATCTCCGTGCGGTTTGTAGCATTATTAATATTGAGAGCAAGTCCATCTTTATCTACACCATGAAATATTGGGTTTTGTTTCATACGGCGATGGCGATTAACACTATCTAACTGTTTAAGATATCTTGCTGGGTCTTCAAGGTCAATCTCAATAAATAGACCATCAGTCATAAGAACTGGAAAGATTTTATTGCCTCCATCGGCGAACATACCCGTATGGATTGGTAGTGATAATTTAGCAGTTAAGAAATCATCAGCTGTACCCCAGTCCCGTCCAGCTGGAACAGTCCCAACCGGTTTGTAGTAAGGATTGCTTGAAAGGTCAATATTGTTAGATACTGATGTACCAAGTGTGCCTCGGTTCTCAACAGTTGAAATAAGCGACCCTTCTTTTAATGCTCTTAATTTTCTCATGCTGTCATCTTGATCGTATGAATATTGCATTTGAACCTTCGCATTATAATCACTAATCTCTTCAATAAGAACAGCACGATTACCCGAATAAATACGAATATTTTTAACTACTGACTGACCACCAATAAAAGGATCAAGATGTAGACGAGTTGGAACACCACCAGCGGGGGCTGCTACTTTAACATCGAACTGTAAATAACTATTTTTACCATCTAGAAACTTTACACTTGAGGGGATTTCAAAATCTACTCTACGACCACTTTGCCCCGCCGTCCCAGCATAGGACAATCCATTTGTCGAAGGAACAGAAACTTGGGTTTGTGAAACTTTTATCTTATCATCATTTCTCCAGTAAGAACTCATTTTATAATATAGTATATAAAATAAATCTTTATAAATAAATTAAAAAAAAAATAAAAAAATCATAATTAATTACTTCTTGCCGTTGCTGTTGTTATTTGTTGAGCACCTCCTAAACTTCTCGCTTGTGATTGAATATCGGTAGTAAGTGTTTCTTTTTTCTTATCAGCCGCTTCTATATCACCACCAAGTTCTAAAGCAGAACCAACAACACCTAAACCAGCACCAAGTATTTCAGCACCAATACTCCATGGTGTAATACCACCGGTTAACACTCCGCCAACTTCTAATGTACTACCAGCAATATTCATCATATTACCAATTTGCGACATTTTATTCGAACCAAAAACCTCCATACCTTTTTTACCACTTGCGAGATTACTGATATCTTCACCAATATCTAAAGCACCACCAGCACCAGCAATTGCTGCTTTACCAGCAGTAAGAGCAGCACCTTTTAATACACCTTTACCACCCGCCTCCAAAGCAGCACGGGCTTCTTCACTACCACCAACAACCGCTTCTTCACCAGTAGAAGCAATTGTTCTTGTGGTTGATCCAGTTGCACGACCAGTAGCAATACCCGCATCATCTAATAACTCGGGACTAGCAACTAATAAACCACTACCACCACTCTCACCAATTCGAGCAGCCCTTACTGCTTTTAATGCTTCTTCACTTGAAGAACCAACAGTTTCTACTGCTCCACCTTCACCAATAAGTTCATCACCTTCACCAATTGCTTGTGCTGTTTTTTTACCAAATCCAACTTTACGACCTAATGCTAATGCTCCCTTTTTTGCAGTTTTACTGGTTGCTGCTTTTTGAACTATTTTACCACCAGCAGTACCAATACTCAATATATCCTTTTGATTTTTAGAAGCAGCATCACTATCTAATTCAGCAGTACCCTCATCTAACTGTGCTGCTAAACTATTATTGAAATCTTGAGTTGCTTGGTTTATTGCTCTTGTTTCACTCGTTTGACTATTGACTTGACTTACAGAACCGCCGCCAGCATACAAATCCATTTTATATTATAATATATAATTTAATTTATTAATAAATTAAAATAATTTTATTTACCTACTTTTGCTTGTGCTTTTTCGTGTGCTGCTTTAAAACTCATACCCATCATCATATCTTTTTTCATCATATTCATGTGTCGTTTACTGTGATGAACTGAATGTTTTTCTAATCTTTTTAGTTGTGCTGGTGTTAATTCTTTTGACTTCATAGGTGGTTTTTTCATAGGTGGTTTTTTCATCGGTTTAGTAGATCCGTACATTTTATATAATTATATATATTATTTAATTATCTAAAATAATTTCTTTTCTCCTTCAGCTATTTTTGTCTCAAATCTTAAATATGCCGTTGCGGGATTAGTGGAGAGGTCTAAATATAAAAATGAATATGGTGCGTCATTTATAGCATAATGGTATAATTCAGCAAATATATTAGGGAACATATCGCCATACTCCTCTATTATTTTAGTCAATTCGCTTTTTTTACCAGTTGATTGCTGTTTCATGATAATGACGGCGTTGGAATTGCTCCTAATAAGGGTGCTAACAGCCCTAAAGCTTTGCGTAGTGAATGTTAATAATCCTATACCATAGTGCCTATATCTTGTTGCTAGAAAACTAACTGCATTTGTTTTCTTAAAATCTTTTGTTAAAATATCATCTAGTACTAAAGCTATCGATGGTCTTTCAAAATCTTCATATTTCTTTTGACTTTCAATTATATCAGTTACCATTTCATCAGTATAATGATCTTCACATTCAAAATATTTATTCATTAATTTACCTTTTGGATCAGCATTTAATGTGTTCGATATAATCTTAACTATATCGAACTTATCTTTGTACATGTCGGGATTGCATAATAGGTTTACTAGTAGATTACTTTTACCTTGTTTTACGCTACCAACAATTAAAAGTAAACTTGGTGGTTGGGGTAAATGAGGGTGTATATCACTAAACTTATCATCGGGGTCGGGGTCTTTTACTTTAAATACCTTGGGCGGTGGTTTCTCCATTTATATATATTTACAATATATTTTAATCTAAAAATAAACTATAAATTAAATCTTCGGGTATTCTATATCTATCCAATCTATTAGTACCACCCCCTTTAACCATAACTAAACCTTTATCTAAATCTTTTTTACCTAAACCCATAGATTTTTGATGTCTTAATTTATCTTTTCTTCTTTTATCATATCCACCATCACATACTTTTTTATGTTGTCTTTTTTTATCTCTTTTTTCTTTTGTGTTACATAAAACCTTCTTACCATCTTTATTCTCATATCTTTTAGCTAACACGTTATTA